ACTCCCTGACGTATCTATCCAGTTCATCTGCGGCGGCGAAGTAATTCTGCGAGGCGTTTGGTGAGGGGTCTCGTTTGAACCTATCTTCTTGGCATCTATCGACACGTTGGCGCAGGAATTTAAGTTCTGACTCTTGTGCGGGGCTAAGGTCTTTATGGATTCTGTCCAAGTCAGCTTTTTGCATTGACTATTCTTTCTAGGAAATTGTTTGCATCTGTGATGGCTTCACATTTCTTTTCGATTTGCGGGTAAGCTTGTTCGCCCAGCGAAACGGTGGTTGCCAGCATTATGGAAGACCAATTGTCGGTCATATCGTAGGCAAGGATAATGTGTGGCAGGATGGTTGATATGTCTGCGGGTGAGCATCGTTTTGGCAGGGCTTTAAGCAGATTATCTAGTACGGTTTGCAGTTCATCTTGTGTCATGGTTGTTCTCCTGTATGGTGGGGTTATGGGTCAGCCAACGTTAACCAATATTGGTTTTCGCGTTGCCGAATGCGCTAGTTCACTGCTGACCCACTTTATTCATCATCCCCTACAAAGGTTATTTGATAACGACGCGCTTTGCGCCGCGTTTGTGCCCGAGACAGGCCCAAGGTCCGCGCTGCGTGTTCTTGGGTTAGTCCTTGCTGGGATAAGTGTAGTAACTCTTGCGCTCCTTTGGAACGTTTTATATCGCTAAGTCGGGGTCTTCCGCCGTTTTGGTTGGGTATTTTCACACCAAAGTTTGATGACCGTCCATTATTATTTCGGATCATTTCCGCGTTTTCAATTTTTGCTGTTGCTTTCATTTGTTCTAGTGGTGTCACGTAACTCTCCCAAGTAATTTTCTAACAAACGTTTTAGTGCCAACGGCGACTTTGCTTTTACTAAGTTTCGCAACCGTAGATTTTCATCGCAAACCCGTTGGTATTCTTCACGGTTAATCATGTTTATTTCCCCCCATTTAGTCATCGTTATCTACCTTGCCCGTACCGTTACAATATTCGCACGGGACGGTTTTGGTATCAATATATCCATATGGGTTAGTGGTTGATTGGCGAACAGGAACGTCTATTTCTTGTTCGCCAGTGCTGTTGCATTCGGGGCAATCAGCCATAGTGGCCCGCGGCCCACGCTAGGAGTGCTACGACGGCTATTACAGCGCCGTACACGGCTGTTTTTGGTATCTGTATTTCGAAGTAGTTCTTGGGCGGTGTTGGTGTTGGCGTCAGACTAAGGGCTAGTTTCTTAGGGCTCAACGGTTCTACTTTTTTGCGGGGCTGGGGCGGTTCTTCATCGCGGATGCTAGTGACTTTTAGTTTGGGCAGAACTGGGTCAAAGTCATATTCTGTACCAAACAGTGCGTTAAGCCCGGGCTCTAGTTCTTTGGCGAGGGTTTCGCGAGAGGTTGTTTTTGGCCGCGCAGCGCGTGTGATGTTACCGCGTTTAATTTGTACGGCTTTTGTTGAACGGCCCAGCTTCTCGCCTATGTCGTGGTCAGAAACGCCTTGATTGTGTAAGTCCAAGACGGTTTGTATGTCCTTGCCGGACCAACCCATTTTTTCGTTGGAAAGTTTTTTCATGTCTGATTCTCCATTGTTGTGAATGTTGTAGCGTCTTTGCCGGACTGATTTAACAGACCGCTGAAGGTGTTCTGCAATGTCGTGGTCAGAAAACCCGTCTTGCCTAAGCGTTATAAGTTTGACGGTTTCTTCCACCGTCCACGTTCGTTGCGCCCGTCTTTCGGGGCCTTTTACTGAAAGGGGTATCAATTCTTGTTCTCCTTCTGCTCCGTATGTACGGGAGTATATAAGAACATATGGGATGTAGTCAATAAAAAACCCCAGATCGGCTGTAACGATCTGAGGTTCATGTTTATTTGGAGAACAAACATATCATCAAGGATGATTAGGTATGGTTATCCCATATAGTCGCTTACGTCAAGCGTTCTCGGCAGCTTTCTTCAGCTTTGTCTTGGTTGATTTTAGATTGGCATAGTGATCGTACATGCTTCTCAGTTGTCCACTGATTGTGCGGCCTTCAACAGCCGACAACTTCTTTAGTTCTGTGTAAACTTCGATGGGGACGAGTACACTTTTCCATCTGGTAGTATCCATGACATGCGCCTTTGTAAGATTTTCTGGGATTATATAAGAGTTCCAGCGGGGGCGCAATAAAAAAACCCCCCACGTCGCAGTGCGAATCCTAGCCAGTGGGGGGCAGTTACAGAAAGAGGTGTCATCAACATGCCTCGCCCCAGCTTGGTCCAATTTCAACGTCGCAAAGGCTTGGTACGTGTAATGGTACAGCATTCTCCATAATACGCGCAACTGTTTTTGCCTCTTCCAGCGATTTAACTGACATGGCTAATTCATCGTGGATTTGCAGCATCGGCAAATAGCCCGCCTTGTATAAATCAACCATAGCTTTCTTTGTCATGTCCGCGGCGGACGCTTGGATAAGTCTGTTCAGTGCCTTGTAAGTGTAGGCTCTGGTTAGCCGTGTGTACGGACCGTATTCCTCGCGGGCCTCTGTGTATGACAGGGCTTGGTGCATTCCAAACTTATCGGGCTCCCACAGTTCAAAACGGCTTTTGCGGCCCAGCAACGAGCTAATGATGCCTCTGCTTCCGTCTTTGTTCAGATGGTCCTGTACGCCCTTCATCAAACCTTTTACAAACGGCACCCGCTCATGGTATTGTTGAATTAACGCTTTGGCATCTTCCGCGGGCAAGTCTAGTTCAATCGCCAGCTTTGCCACGCCCATGCCGTACATAATGCCGAGGTTCACGGTCTTCGCTTGTTTGCGCGGGATGCCCGCCATTTCTGCCACCATCGAATGGAAGTCGGTCCGCGGATCGTGGTTATAGCTATCTACAAATTCTTGAACACCGCCGAGTTGTAATCCGCGGGTTTCGCTATAGCGGCTGGCATAGTGAACCAAGATGCGCGGTTCTTGTTGCGAGTAGTCGATAGCCGCCCATTGTTCGCCTTCTTCTGGTAGAAACAACGACCGGATCATTGGGCCAATCTCTGGGTCGCGGGCGGGGATTTGTTGTAGGTTGGGGTTGTTCATGGAGAAGCGGCCAGAAACCGTACCGCCATCATCGGAGCGGATTTGATTTATGTGGCTATGGATGCGTCCGTCGGAATTACAGAACGTCAGGATGTTGTTAATAAACGTGCCGGAGGTTTTGTTTAGGTTGCGGGCTTCTACAATAAGTTTAGGTAACTTATCGGGATGGTCTGACAGAAACTGTTTGCGGAACGACGGTGCGCCTTTTTCTGTGGTTGGATAGCTTATGTTTAGTTTATCAAAGGCTTTGGCTATTGATGCCGCCGCCCAGATTTCCACGTCACAGCCTGCTATCCGCTTGATTTCTTGTACGACGGCTTTCTCTCGCTTGAGGATCGCGTTCCGCGTTATTTCGGCCTTGTCCATATCTACGCGAATACCGCGCCATGTCATGTCTATAAGGCAGGGCAGTAGGTCCAATTCAAGATCACAAACCTGCTGTAGGTTTTCCTGTTCGATTTTAACTTTAAGGAAGTTCCAAAGCTTGAGTGTGATTTCGGCATCGTTCTGCGCGTATGGCCCGACAAACATTGCGGGCATTTTCCACATCTCGGCCTTGGCGTCGATACCAAAGTCAGCGGCGGCTTGGTGCAGTAGTTTTTCGGACTTGGCTATGCCTAACAGTTCGTAGCAAAGTGCGTTAAGACCGTAGCTTCGCCTGTTTTCGTCCAACAGGCTTGCCGCTACCATTGTGTCAATGATACGGCCCTTCATATCGAAGCCCATGCGTTTAATCCAGCCAACGTCGTACTGAGCGTTGTGCATGATTTTATCAGCGGGGCAATCAAACACCTTTTTAAGCCATCTGTTGACTACTTTTTCGTCTAGGTTTCCGCCGCCTTGGTGTCTGATAGGAATGTATCCGGCCCAATCGGCTGTCGCCACAGCGTAGCCCACGACTTCTCCGTCGCCTCGCGCCCATCCGGGGCCCATCTTCTTTAGGTTCGGGTCCCGCGTTTCGACATCGATGGCGATAGTTTTGGCTTGTGTGAGGTCGGGTAGTTCTGCGGGCGGAACCCATTCTGATGTAACGGTGGCACTGCCTAATTCTATTTGCATTTTTTAATCTCAGCTACCTTTTGTTCTAAGTATGTAGTCTTTTCTGAGAAGGAGCCGCCAATGGCGACATACCCACATTTATCAATCCATGAATCCTCATGGTCCAGTGTGTTTAAAAGACGCGCTGTCTTGAGCCAATCCATCATTAGGGCAACGTGCTGCGGTGTAAGGCTACCGTGGGTTTCGACGGCCTTTTCTACAATGATGTTCCAGCCCTCTGCAATTCGGCTGAAGTTTTCAAGCGCGTCACCGTAATCCGCGGCACGGGGGCCTGATATTAACTCTGCACTTTTTTTTAAGATATCTTCACGTTTCATTCGTACATTCTCCCCTCGGGGGAAACTTCCCCAGAATCCTCTGGGTCTTTGGCTAGTAGCACGTAGACCACGCTATTACAGTTTGGGCAGGACAGGTTGGTTTCCATAACAAAATCCTCGCTATCCTCTACGTCGTGATCTCCGCCCCAAATTAGTTCTGTTTTACAATGCCAACAGTTCATAAATAATAACTCCTTGTTGCGTCGTGAGGTTCCATTATAAATAAGTTCTTTTTCGCACGGGTTACCCCAACATAAAACACGCGGTGCATATCGTCGGGTGCAAGCCTCATGTGATATTCGGCAGCGGGCGACAGGTCCGTGAACAGCGCGACGTTATCGGCTTCCCCGCCTTTGGACCCGTGGATCGTTGACACTGTTATGCGGGGCTCACCATTAAACCGTTCTCCGCGTCGCAGCATGGCAATAATGTATGCGCGTTCTCTTTCGGGAATGCGGTCCATAGCTTCGTGCCAGATAAGTTCGGCGGTTGCGATTAGCCCGTAGTTAACAAACAAGTCTTGAATGTTAACCATGTCTTCGTTTTCCAAACCCGGTAAAGTTTTAAAGCCCTTTTTAACATGACAAGTGGTTGTTGTGCTGTCTTTGGTAGACATGTAGCTGTAGATAGCGCGGGCGGTTTTTCCTGTAACTTTCTCGCCTTTGCGCAACTGTTCCCAACCGTTGACAGCATCACTAATGCGCTCGGATATGGACCGTGATCCGCGATAGTTAAACAGGTGTCCAAAGGACCGCAGGGATTCTGCCACGGGCTGTAGTTGGTATCCGGCTTGAGCTAGGATTAGCCACGTTCCCTCAGACATATCTATGTCTTCAATCATGTGCCTGTATTCAACGTTGCCTTCTGCGTCTTTAGGATCGTATTTTTTAGGAAAGCGTCGTGTGATGCGTTTGACTACGGTCTCTGCCACTTGGTGGACCTTAAAGGGAATGCGGTATGATTGCGTCAGTGTTTCAGAAGGCCCGTCTAAGTTAATAAATGCGTCCACGTCGGCACCCGCCCAGCGGTAGATTGCTTGGTCATCGTCGCCTGCGATATACATACGTTCAGACTTTTCATCTAACAGGTGCGCTATGTCCCATTGGAGGGGCGACAGGTCTTGCGCCTCATCCACAAAGCAAAGATCAAAGTGCGGGCACCAGTTGTGGCTTTCTGATACAAACTTCTCTAACATGTCCGTGAAGTCAAACATCACCATGTTGCGTTTGTAGTTAGTCAGGCTTTTGTCAACGTGATTGACGGTTGTCCAATCTTGCGCAATGTTGCTTTCGTTGTATTGCAGTCGAAGGTCGATCTTTCTAAGCCGTGCAAGGTTAATTAGTCCCAAGATAGGATCACTGGCTTTTAGCATGTCGGGCAGATCGTCATCAAAGCTGGCTTTGCGGCCCGTTACAAGCTGAACGCCCATAGCGTCGGACAGTTCGCGGTAGTTCTCTGCCTGCATAACCTGCCCTGTTCCTATGTCGGACAGGTTTAGTGCCAAGCTGTGCAGTGTGCGGAAATAAAACAGGTCTTTCTTGGCGTCTAGATTAAATCTGGCAGCGGCTCGTTCACGGGCTTCTTCGGCGGCTTTTTTGGTAAAGGCTAAGAATGCAATGCGCTCTGGTTTAATTCCACTTTGCAACGCATCGTCCACCATATCTAGTAGGCGCGTTGTTTTGCCCGTTCCCGGCGGGCCAAAGATTCTAAACATCTTTTATCTTCTCCTTTTCCTCTTTATAAATCTGGTACACACGTTGTTTGGTTAGCCCAAACCATTTTCCCACAGCCGTTTTAGTCACGCGCTGTTCGTCAACCAGCCTGACTATTTCGGCGTTCCGCATCTTTTTAAGGACGGATTTTTCGTTGCTCAAAACGGGCTCTCCTTTGGTTTAAACTGTGGCGTTGTCAGGTCTATGTCACCTGCTTGAAAAGCAGGTACAGCCCATACGCGGATACTTCTGCCTTTTATACTTATTTGTGTGCTTTCACCGTTTATATCACGCAGTCTCTGCGCAATCCGGTGCGACTTGTATTCAAAGAACTTGTTTTTCTTTAGGAAGTTCTCAAAGTCTTTAAGGCGGAAGTATGTCAGGCCGCAGTCATCGTCGGTCCAAGGACGGCGAAGCAGGATTTCTTCTTTGTCTTTTGCTTGTTGCAAGTGGGCGCAAAACTCCTCCATGTAATCGTAGAACTGCCCGCTGACGCTGGCATCTTGCGATACTTCCATGATGGCCGTTTCGTTTTCCTTCATTTCATTTAGTAGGGAACTTATCCGACCTTCCCACTGCGCCTTGGCAACACTGCGAGGCATGAAGTTAAGCTGTTCCATGCAAGCCTTTTGGAAACTTAGTTGCGTCATAAGACCGTCGGTATCCAATTCCAACGGTTCGCCATTAACATCCATAAACCAGACAGGCGGGATAGAGTTGTACTTGCGTAGATTACCTACAGCGGCGTTCTGTATCGCGGCACCAATGCCAAACTTCCTTGTCTGGCAGAGTTCTTTGTTGCAGTGCGCGTTGATGGGCGAGTCATTGCACTTGTACGAGTAGTCCTTTTTAGCAACCTGCTTGGCTACAACCGTAACCTCTGGCAGAGGTAGCGGCGGGTCCAGATAGGTCATGTTATACGTCAGGATTTCTGTCTCCCAGCTATCGGGAAACGCCTTGCGTAAATAGATGCCTATGTTGTACAGGCCGTTATTACGACCGCCCTCTGATATCATGGCCGCGCAGAGGTGTTGCAGGCACGGCGGTCCGTCCCACATCGGGCCTTTGACCTGTTGGTCAGTTAATTGCAGCTTAACGATTTCTTCGGGCGTCTGTACATGTGTGTCGTACAGTTCAAAGAACTCTTGAAGGGTGGCGGATGTACCGTCATCCAAGATACCGTAGCGTAAGCCGCCCTCTTCGTCGTAGTAGGGCATGTTTAGGAAGTTGCCCACATCCCCCCGATCTAGGTGCAGCTTTACTTGCTTCGGAAATATCTCGCTTTCCCCGTAGCCCAGAGCCGCGGACAAGTGCTTGAGGGTCTTCTGCATATCCTTGGCATCAATCCAATCTTTACAGAACATGAAGCAATGCGCACCGCCGGACTTTGATCGACAAACAACCAAGGGCAGTTTTAGTTTTCTAATCTTTTCGATAAGGACTTTGTGGTCAAGCGGGTACTGATCTACATCAATACACCCCCACTTACAATTGTTGTCGGCATTAATAGGAATGATACCTACGGACCGACCTTTGCCAGACAGGTGACCTTCCCAAAGATCGCTGTCCCGCGGTTCGCGGATAATTCCTGCTTTGCCTGTGTTTTTACCGTTGGCCTGTTGTTTATCAACTTTATATGTGCCGTAGGCTTCTTCCAGACCATCAAAGATGGCGGAAAACTTTTTTACTGACATGTTTATTTCCCCATGGACGGGACCGCACCTTCCCCAAAAAGCGCGGTCCCTTGTGAAACTTTAGAACGGCACTTCATCTAGGTTAACTGGAGTGGCGTTACCTTCGTTCTGGTGTTTCACAACCACGTCGCCGGAAGAGATACTGCTTCTGAACTCTCTGGCGCGTTGATAGATAGCTTTGTCTTCTACAGGCCCAATGCGGGACATATCCCAATTGTGCCATTTGCCTTTACTGTTTTCTTCACTTACGGATTTAAGCAGATACATGCTGCTAAAGCGCGGCGGTGTGAAGGGACCGTTCTTGCCTTGCATTGTGATGCTCTGCATCATGGAGTTCCACTTGCGTGATTTCTTTAGCGCGGTGCTTTTCATAGCAATCAACGCCGTTTCCGCAGAACCGTCCGCATTCAAAACAATCACAAAGTGCTGGTGTGTTTCCTCTAAGTACGATCCGTCACCGCCAACAACATAGTCTTTGTTATCTTCGCGGCTTCTCTCTGTGGCAGGGATCGTGTCAGTTGGTTCAAAGACGGCGATAGGAGCCCCTGTACCAGCCCCTCTGGGGGCCCACTGAATAAACCGTCGCTGATAGACGCAAGGTATCACGGTAACGCCGTCTGCTCCTGTATGGAAGTTCTGTGACACAGTATTGTAAATGTCACCCTTGCGGCCCTTAAATTCAGGGTCATCAAGCAGCGGGTCCAGCCCACTGATGATTTTAAGAAATGGCAGCGCCAAATCGTCCTGACCCATGTCCATAACACCGACGCCTGCGTCAGCTTCAAACATGCTTGCATCAAACGTCACAATGTCTGTCGTTTCTTGTTTCGCTACTTTACCCATTATTTTGCTCCCTTAATAACGGCTCGTTGCCCAACATAGGCTCCAAATAAATCATGGGGAAAATCGTCCCCAGCTTCGATGCGCTCTTTGACAAACGCTTTTAGTGTTCCGGCGTGAATGCTTTCGTTCTGACCCGCAGGATAACCTTGCTGCGTGGCAAACGCTTGAAACGCGCTGGCCTGATCGTCTTCGCCACGACCAAACTGACAAGACACAATGTTTTTAATTATGTCATCGTAACCGTTATCGCGCAGCCATTCATAAGCCATCGGACGGTTCTTTACCAAAATGCTGGCCCCGTAGGTTGCCATCACAGATACCATTGAACCATCGTCCAACGAGAACTTAGACAGCCCTAGATCAGCCATAGTGCTTGGCAAATCTTCATCCGTCATTTTAAGTAAAGCTTGTTTTTCGTCTTTTAGTTCCCGATCAAGCCGCTCAACTTTATCTTGTTGTTGCTTGATCTTTCGCGCTAGGCCCGCCACAGTGTTTAAACCTGCGCTGTCTAGCGACTCGACGGAAGATACTGTTTTCTCAAAATCTTCCTCCATCATATTCATAATATCGTTCATGTGTCATTCCTTCTTTAAAGACCCTTGTTACGGCCTTGACAAAGACCTATATATTCTTATACGGTTTGCTAGTCAACCCCAAGGGAGAACAAAATGTACAATTACAAAACGGAACCTTTTGACCACCAGCGCGAAGCCCTAAAAGACTCGTGGTCCGCGGAGTTTCATGCTTACTTCATGGAAATGGGCACGGGTAAATCCAAGGTGGCTATCGACAACATAGGTGTGCTGTACGAAAAGGGTGAACTAAATGCGGTCCTTATAGTGGCACCCAAGGGCGTCTACGACAATTGGGTTAAGGGCGAAATACCCTTGCATCTTCCAGACAGGATTAAAAGGTCCGTGGTCCGTTGGACGCCCTCGGCTTCCAAGTTGTTTGCTTCACAGTTAGATAAGCTAACAATGGAGCCGTTCGACGGCGTTAAGTTTTTTGTAATGAATGTAGAGGCGTTTTCATCGCCCCGTGGTGCGCGGGCAGCGGGCACCTTTCTGTTCTACAACAAGAACAACATGACCATTGTGGACGAAAGCACCACTATAAAGAACCGCAAGGCGCAGCGGACCAAAAACCTCATGGCTTTGACCAAGTACAGCAAGTACCGCCGTATTCTAACAGGATCGCCTGTTACCAAGTCACCACTGGACCTTTTTAGTCAATGCAACTTCTTGGATGAGCGCAGTCTTGGCTTTAATAGTTTTTACGCTTTCCAGAGCCGCTATGCCATTGTACAAAAGAAAACAATGGGAGCCCGGTCC